CGTATCATATTGATCGGGATCATAAACAGCACGGGTCTTTACTCGTCGCAAACTAAAAGATCGAACAGGGGATAAGATATTCATGTAATAAGAATACGATCGCTACTTTTAAATAGGTCGTTTATCAATATTCGAAATTCACACGAAATAAAAAATCTCAACCAAAGTAAATGGTCCACCTAGAACGGATACACGAAGAAATACGTGTACTACACATAAAGGACGAAACTTTAGTCTCGTATCGAATATACGAAAATTTTTCGAATCGAATACAACATTTTAACACTATCAAGATGGGTGGATACCCCGAACGCGATAAACTAACCGAAGAAGAGATGGAAGAACAAAAATATTTGAATTCTTATTTCGAAACTTTAAAAGAACTATTCCCACACATCGAATCGAAGTGGCGTAGAAGACATGTTTAAAGACAATTTACACTCATAATACATGACGTATATAGTGGGAGACTGCTTAGAAAAGCTCGTTGACGTACAAGATGAAAGCGTCACCACTATATACCTCGACCCACCCTTCGATAGCGGTCGTGATTACACATTATCGAAGAATGATGCAACGGGTTTCAAAGACACGTGGAAAGGTAGCGACTATAAACAATTCATAGAAAGTGTTATAGATGCATGCATCCCCAAAATGAAGAAAACCGGTACTCTGTTTTTTCATATCTCCGCCGAAAAGATGTTTACACCCGAACAGGTCTTACGATCAAAATTTAAGTATGTTCAGCCTATATTTTGGAAAAAGTGTAGATCTAAGAATAACGTAAAAAAGAAGCTGGGGGCTACCATCGATATCATATTTAAATGTTCAAACTCAACCAATCCAGTGTTTAATGTGGTATATCAAGCACGGGATGAGAAGTACGTTAATAATTCGTTCAATAATAAGGATGATAGAGGAAACTATTCATTAGGGCATGTCGTTACCGAAAATACAAAGAAGGGATATACATACCCATTTGAGTTTGGTGGAATTACGTTCAATCCCGATGCGGGTTGGCGTATCAAACAGGAAGAGTTAGAAAAGTTGAAGTTAGATAATAGATTACATACCCCTAAAAAAGTCGGTTCAAAGCTATACAAGAAGATCTATCTTCACGAAACGGAAGGAAAGCCCTGTACAGATCTCTGGGATGATATACATTCAATAAGTCAGGGTTCAGAATTGAGAACGTATCCTACGGCAAAACCTGTGCAATTGTTAGAAAGGATTATAAAAATATCTTCAAATGAAGGTGATGTGATACTCGACCCAATGTGTGGTTCCGGTACTGCCGGGAAAGCTGCAAAAAACTTAAATCGCGCCTATATTCTCATAGACAAGAACGATAACACGGAAATAATTAATACTCGCATACAATAGGATTTTCGAGTGCATCCATTAACTCCTGAGGATTGTCTTGCTGGATTTTGACCGTCAACCACGAACCCCTACCCAGTAAGGCCTTAACCCCATTATTCAGTGCAATTCGTATACGTAGTCCACACGTGTTCTCAATGGTTGCACTCGCAGAATCGTCGTTGATAAGCAACTGACCAGGTTCGCTCCAAAGACGTAACAACTCTTCTTTCCCAAACAGGATGACCTTTTTCTGCCTTGTTGAATGATAAATCACCCATTTCGAGTCATGTGTATTGTACACCTTTTCCAATACACTCTTATAGTCAATCTTAGTCAGTATTTGGTGGAAGAGTTGCTTATACTCGGCTCTCACATTCTCTGTAAGCTGATGCTTCGCTTCCAAATCCATAATAGGAAGATTGTCGTACATAAACCCATACTCCTCTTTCATTTGTTTATGCTTTTTCAAGAAGTACAATATATAATCTGCGTCCGACAGAGAGGCGAGAGACGTATTTTTAAAGTCAAACGAACCCTCGTCGGTGGTTTTTGTCTTAATTGACACGCCTTCACCTCGTTCGTTGACGGCGTCGGCGTGGTTTCTTGTCCCTCCCCTGTGTTCCAATTTTCCTGTCACGTCATAAATACGCTGACATTTGGGGTTGTAGTTTATCATTTCGATCGTGTTGTGCTCATTTTGAACACCGTCGCGATGCGAAGACCCGTCGGTGCTGTAAACCATGATTCGTACTTTTACGCGGAACAAGTTTTTACTTAGGTGTAATTTAGGAACTCTGCATATCTGCATACATTAATCAACTATTAAAGATTTGGCGGGAACAAAAATTATAATGTTATCGCTCGCAAAAACACATTTTAGTCGTCCACGTGTCGCAACTCGCGCGAAAAAGGACAAGTTCGTAGAACCCGCAGAAGCACCCGGCGAAGGAAAACGCCGTGAACCAAATTTCGACGAGAACCCGGGTGGCATTGATCCACCGAAGAAAGAGATGAATCTCATCAAAAGGAAAATTATGGAGATTTTTAAAATCAAGGAGATTGATTATAAAAAGTTCAACAAGGAAAATAAGTGGGCCATTAGGCCTGGAGAGAAGAAGTAATTAGTTTTCCATTTCGATCCAAACCCTTTATCTCAAGTTTACCATCGTTTATTAACTGTAGAATCTGTTCTCCCACCTTTTCATTATCACGCCACGCCTGATCCTGTTTCGGATCTGTGGGAAGTTTCGGCATAAATGCCATGAACGCATTCATTTTCTTATCCATGGGAAGTTCTTTGTCTTGAAGAATTCTCTTAACGTGGTTGGGAATGTTATCTAAGTTCATTGAATTTATATAAAGCAACTTCTTTAAACTCGTGATTATCATCGTCGTTCGAAAATAAGACTTAAGTTAAACCAACATAAAGCAGATACACAATCTATATACAAACAATGATGCGCATCTCTTCTGTCACCGATTACATCCTCAAGCTCGAGAAGCTCAACCAAGAGTCTCGCGACAAGATCGGAGCTCTCAAGGAACTCTTCATCAAGTCCGAGGAAGATAAGATTGAAGCCTTGAAGGAACTTAACGAACTCAAGAAAAAGCCCACCGTCAATAACGTCACTTTCGTAGACGGCGGCGCGCGCACTTCTTGCACTTCTTGCACTAAATATTCTCTCAACGAGGAAATTGCGAATCATCTCTCAAACATCGCCCACAGGGAGAATGATGTGTACAAAGCTCGTGCATACACGAATGCAGCTGGAATCATCTCCAAGCTTCCCTATGAGGTGACTGATGGCGTTTCTTGTGCAAAGCGCACCAAGGGTATTGGTCCTTCTATCGCTGCTAAGATTGACGAATTCCTGGACAACTACTACAACTCCGACGACGATTCCGATTATAACTCGGACGCAGAGTCGATCGCTTCCAATGATCTCGGATCTTTCTACAGTACTGATGATGAATCTGAAAGTGATGAGGAGATCGATACGAACGAATACATCGCAGATGAGCTTGAGAATCTCGCTATTCTTGAATCTAAGCGTGGTGAGGATCCTTTCCGCACCCGCGCTTACATCAAGGCTGCTAACACGATTCGCGACGTTAAATTCGAGATTACGTCTGGGTCAGATGTTTACGAAGGAGATAAGAAGCTCCCTGGAATTGGAAAGAGTATCGCCATCAAGATTGACGAGATTCTCCAGACTGGAACTACCAAGCGAACTACGGAACTTCGTCGTTAAACCCAATTCGCTTTAGGTGAACGTCGACGATATTTCGATCGACGTGAGAGACGATTTAGTACATAAAGATAAAATATAGCAATTCCCATTGGTGGCATCCTTGTAATGAAATGATATTAAAAAATTACGTTATATAATTAATAATGGAAATTCATGAAATCACAAACTTCGTAGATTCTAATACATGTGACCAAATAGTAAATGAGATATTTGTTACACCTTTACGAGAGAATCACGAAACCCAACCATTTTTCTGGAATAGAACCCGGGGTATTGAAAAATTCCCATCTAAAGATATACTAAAAAATATACGCGATAAAATGCTTAACGTAGCAAAAATATTATACAATCAAGATAACTTAGTCGTCGACTACGTGGACGTGGTTACATGGTACGACGGCCAGGAAATGCAGCCACATTCAGATTCCGTAGATATAAACACGGGTATACCTTATTCATATTGTTCATCTCGTATATATTCGGGTGTATTGTATCTAAATGACGATTATGAAGGTGGAGAAACGTATTTTCCAAATCTAAATGAATCTATTAAACCCCTTACGGGTAAACTCGTTCTATTTCCCGCCAATGTAGAATATATGCACGGCGTAAACAAAATATCGACTAAAAGTAATAGATACACCATGCCCATATGGTTTAAAAAATTATAATTTCTCGTAGGAAGATGCATCTTCGTATTCTTCATCCGTTGTGAGATCTTTATATTCAACTTCCTTATCACTGTACACGTCAGAGCCATCCTTGATTATCATATCTCTTACAGTTTCATATAAGACCGACATTAACGCAAATTTATAAGCTAAAAATCCAACAAAAGTGGCTCCATAATCAAAGTCAAAACTAAAAGGTGCATTATTCCACATGGATTCGAAGATAGCCGTACCCACAGGTATAAGAATCTGAGCTTGGAGAGGGGAACTTTCTAGTTCATCCACATATTTCGTCAAAGAGCTCAAGTACGTGAGAGAAGATGCGACACCTATTGTAGCAGAAACACCTTCCGCAGCACCTTGTGTTATGAAATAACTGGCCGCAATAGCAGTCCCATAACCTGTAGTAGAATTACGAAGTTTCGTTTTCAACTTTTCATAATCCGTGGCTGGTTTAATTACCGGTTTTGCAGACGCCAACACGTAACTCATATATTTCTGATGTGTTCTTTCTCTTTAGGTACTTAAAAGAATAAGTCTTATATATAACATGTCTGGATGCCCGAGCGGTCCAAGGGGGTTGACTTAAGATCAACTGGTGTTTTCACCTCGTGGGTTCGAACCCCACTCCAGACAATCGTTTATACGATATGTTAACTCTACATTAACGTATCGTATAGATTATCATTCTTAGGAGAAACGTATGATCCATTATTCCATCTATTATTATCTTTGTCTACCGATTTTATATGGTACAAGGCGAGATTGGGATTATCTGCTATAAGTTTCATATTAGTATACCCTTGAATTTTCTCATGTAACGCGTTACCGTATTTAATAATTCCGTTATTCTTGAAAATTCTTCCGTTATAATCGGGCCAGTTAATCCACCCTAATTCGTTTATCTTGTCTCCGAAGTCGTGATCTTCATACCATTTACGCGTGGCTCCCAGAACTATATTGATTCTAGGTATCATGAGAAAATCCGCACGGGTGGTGGTGATGATTTCTTTTACACGCTTTATGATCAATTCTTGTGGCATTTCGTCCGGGTCTAAAACAAAAATATAATCACCCGTACACTTGGAGATGTGAAAGTTTCTGTGCTCTGCAAAATTTCCGTCGAAAGATCTTTCACATGTAACTATATCATCTTTAAAATGTTCAATAACAGATTTCACACTTTCGGTAGAGTGAGCTGTATCTATTAGGACGTTGATGTCGTCTTCCTCATCCGTGACATTCTTTAAGAATGAAATGAGAGAATAAAGATCCCTCGATTCGTTGCAAACGGTTATAGCGTACGTGATCTTCATAGTATATTAGAGGATACCTTCTTTAATTATGTATGATTCCCAAACTGATTCACAAGGTAATAATAGTAGATGGGGGTGTAATGCCCAAATTACCTGAAGGAATGAATAAAGCTATAGAAACATGGTATCGATTAAACCCAGAATACAAAGTAAAAATATATTCCGGTGAATCGTGTGTAAATTATATAAAACAGCATTTCGACGATGACATACTAAAAGCGTATCAAACATTGAAACCTTATGCACTTAAAAGCGATTTTATACGACAGCTCATTCTTTATAATGAAGGTGGGTGGTACACAGATGTTAGAATGATATGTCTAAAACCTTTAAGCGAACTCGGCGACAGGGATTTTTACGCATGTTTAGACACACCCCAACAACAAATATGCATGTGCAATGGATTCATAGGAGCTGTTCCAAAACATCCTATAACTAAAAAGATGATAGATATCATATGTTGGAACATTAATCAAAAACATTATGGGTTAGATTGCTTATGTTCAACGGGGCCTGGAGCATATATTAACGCGTGTATAGATCATATCAGGGTACACGGTGATAAATGTCATATAGGAGAACACGTCATCGAGAATGATGAACAATATATGCGTTATGGTGATATGTATATAGTTAAAGTAAAATACAATAATGCCAGGGGAGCTGATAATTCGGATCTAGCTGGTACGAACGATTATGGAAAAATGTGGAGAAATTTTGATATATACCATGACATATAGTTTTTTCTCAACATACAGTAAAGATGAAGTTTTCTCAAGAGATGGGTTCGCCCGCCCTTATCGGCATTATTCTACTCGCCGCTGTCACATTTTTCGTGAACTTCGTGGGTATTAAACATTACAACAACTGCGAAGCTATGCGAGGTGTTGAAGAATTTGAAAATCGTAAGGTTTACCTCTCCCAGCTCGTGACTATCGTGATCACCGCCGCTGCGACGCTCGGCCTCCGTAAGTTCATTTCCACCCCGGGTGCATCAGCGGAGGGTCCTATGATGATCATCGGTGGCGTTCTTTTACTCGTTTCTGGTGTTTTTGTCTATCAGCTTCTTCACGCCGATAAGGAGACGTGCGCGCCTAAGGATTCTGAGGTTAATTACTCCATCACCGGTATGACTTTCGCGAGTTTTATCATTCTCGCAGGTTTGGGTGCTACGTACATGGCATATACCAGGAAGGGTGTTACCAACACCGGCGCTAATGTGAAACCGTCCTCCGGCGCTAATATGAAACCGTCCTCCGGCAGCCTGTCGGGAAACCCGTAATAAAATTTTGAATTAACTAGGTATGGAACTACATGAAGCTACGTATATTGTATGTATGCTTATAGTTCATGTAGTACGAAACGTGGGGAAACTCTCGTTGGAAGAAAAACTTAATATCCTTCAGTACGCATTCTCCCTTTTGCGCTCATTCGATTTCAGTTCGTGTAAGATATACAGTTGCACGAATAATCCGAGAATCGAATACACGACCGAATAATTAGCTCCTATTCTGTATTGGTACAATGTCCAGAGTATACTGGCGACTACACCCGAATACAAAAGAGGATACGTATTTATGTCCACTTTCTCCTGTTTGATAGTAGAGATCCTGAACATCATCTGTGCTACACCTATAGATATAGCACTCGTAGCTATAAGTCCGTCAGCACTTACCATTTATATAATTAAAGATTTTAATATAGAGTTATACAAATGGAGAACATTTTGAAGTCGTACGCTACCAAGGGCAAGGAGAATGAAATTATTATCAACAAGATCACCCGTCTTGTGAACAAGTACAAGAAGACTGGTATCAACAAGGAGAACATCTGTGGACTCGTGTCTACTCTCATGATGGATGTTCAAAGGATTAAGGGTCTCGTTGGACCTGAGAAGAAAGATCTCGTCATCGATCTCATCTACTCCGTCATTGAGCAAATTGACGCAGGTGATGAGGACTCCGAACTTGAAACAGTTTTGAAGACTATGGTACCACCTATGATCGACAGCTTTTCGGTCATGCTAAAGTTAAATAAGGCTTGCGCTTGTATTAAGTTTAAATGAAGTTTCCTAACCTTGAAACCATGGTAGCATACGGAATTTACACTATTCGAGATCTCGTATTATACTCACATAACAAACTCAAAAAGCGAAACATTGTACCCTTAAACGAATGCAAATGTTGTTCATTCGTTTACACGGGCGATGTTTGCCTAAACTGTTCTAATTCTTTGATTTTATAACCAATCCCAGAACAGATTCCAGATTATTTTGATCTCTCTTAAGCGGTTTTGCACGTTTAAGGCGTAACGGTTCATTCGTCCCCGTCGCGCCTTTTATTTCGTACATCTTATTCGTAGTATTCGCGACCGGTATAACGTTATCTAATTCTGGTTCCTGAACCACACTTGTATTTGGATTGGTATCCATGTCCGCATTTTCTCGAAACTTCTCTATTGTCATGTCGCCACCATACTCTATTAATCTCTGTCGCTTAGGTGCCGGCTTAATTCGCGCAACCTTCCCATACATAGCCTTTCGCAGCATCACCATATTACCACATATGATACTCCCCCTAGTCAAGCCGTACGTCTCGATTGCATATGTTTTCATACAGCTCCAAGAACAAAACTTACCAGAGACTATAAATTTATTCCTTCTTTGGTCGTGTTTAGTTGGTAATGATAATGGATCACTATCAAAATCATGACAGCACCACCAGCACCAAGACATGATTAGTATCCGTGAAGAATCTTTAAGTAGTATTTTTTTATACAGCTATATAAAAGAGAGGTGAGGATGACCGCTCGTATTGGGATATTTCTCATAGCAATAATAGTCCTCATCCTCCTCGGACAAAGTGTACGGAATAGAACTGTATTAAAATATGACCCGTCTACGAAACAGGTTATACAGGTTCCTAAATCCGAATTAGGAAATTCGGTAGAAGTATTACGACCCGCTTCCGATATCGTCGTTGAAACCCCTGAAGAAGTTGAAACACGCTTTGATAACACTCTCGACGAGTTGGGCGTCGATAAAGAGGCAGTCAAAGCCGAAGTAAAAAAGATAGTCGATGAAGCGTGTGCATTTCCACCCACCGATGAGTTGGGGTGTTACGGTAATTATGAAGATGATCCGGACAAGGAGGGATGTTGTAAGTTAAAAGCTGGCGTGGCTCCGGGGTTAAATGAAAAAATCGAACTAGCCAAAATGATCGGCGCAGAAATCGCCGTCGGTCTCGTTGTCGGTGAAGCTATAGAACAGGGACTGAAAAAGGCAGGTGGGCAAGCTGGTAAAGAGGCCTCTGAAAAGGCCGCTGCGAAGGCTGCACAGGAAGGTAGTGAAAAGGCCACCGCCAAGGCCAGTCAGGAAGCCAGTGAAAAGGCCGCCGCCAAGGCCAGTCAGGAAGCCAGTGAAAAGGCCGCTGCGAAGGCTACACAGGAGGGAAGCGAAGCTGCTGCGAAGACTGCTTCGAAGACTGCTAGCAAGACTGCTTCGAAGACGGCTAGCAAGACTGCTTCGAAGACTGCTTCGAAGACTGCTTCGAAGACTGCTGCGAAGACTGCTTCGAAGACTGCTGCGAAGACTGCTGCGAAGACTGCTTCGAAGACTGCTACGAAGAGTGCCGCGAAGGCTGCTGCCGGCGCTGCGAAGGCTGTTGCCGGCGCTGCAAGAGTTGGTGCACAAGTTGGTGCAAAAGTGACTGTCGCGGCCGCCAAAGGTGGTGCTAAACTGGCTGCCGCGGGTGCAAAGACCGCCGCGGCTGGTGCTAAAATGGCGACGAACGCCGCCGGTGGTCCAGTGGGTGCGGTGATGATATTATTCGATATAGTCTCGATAACTCTCGATCTACTCGATGTTGACGGCTACAATAGTTACACATCACAGGATATGATCGAAAAGGGTAAACGTGCGATTGATCACGGTGAGTATGCAAGTATAGGAAATGTACGAGAACTCGATTATCCCCGCCTTTTCCCGTTAGACGAATTCTGTCCAGATGAGTACCAACTGGCGTCGGAAGTCATGTTTATGCAAATGTTTGAGCAATACACAGTTCCCAACCTTCCTTTAGATCCCGTCGTAGGACCAAAATGGGATGCATGGATAGCAGCTATCATAGAAGCGGAGGAGACAGGTGCTGCAGAGCCCGATCTTCCGACGGAAATTTTGGACTTTTCTATGAGAATAGTGTCTAAATACCACAAGGAGCGTGATGTATTTATTTACGAAAACCTACACATATTACTCGAACCTGATAGGTTTAAGTTACTCGAACTCGTGGAGTGGGCGAGTTCTGGTACGCGTCAGGGTATTACCCTTTCTCGTGCAGGTGCGTCAGAGTGGAACACGGCGTCCCGTGATATTTGGCTCGAGAATAATGATTTTTTCAAACCACCCCCACTTGAACTTGAATATGTTAACCCCACTTCGGCTGTGTATACAGATAGAGTGTATATCACTAATCGCACAGATCCCGGACCGGACAATGACCCGAACACTATCGCGGTGCCGTTTTCCGAATTACGAACGCAACACCCCAAAGGTCAACTTGTTTTCCCTAACTATCCCGCGGGTGCAAAGATGGTCATCGCCGCCGATTACGGTGGTTTAGTCGCGTTTTGTACGAAACGTCGCCAACTTTCGGGAATTTCTACAACTATCGATCCCACGCAATTAGGCGTCACGTTCGATATGGAGAACGGTGTCTGTAACTTCACGAAAGAATACTGCCGTCGTTACGGTATGGAATATAAAAATAATAATTGTCGTACGAACGATACACAGAAATTCTTCGAACTTATTGTGGGTACAACCATCACCCGTGCGTATAAGCAAGAATACCAGAAGGCGACTGATAACCTGCTGTCCGGAGATCCGGTAAGAATGCTAAAGGCCGCGGCCGTATTAAACCCTTATTCACTTAGTATCGTTACGACTAAATTGGTCACTGATGCAATCTTGAAAGAAGTATTCGAGACGAAAGCTAAACGCACTAAACCTGCGAATATACGCAGTTGCGACAATTTCGGTGCAGGACTTCGAGATGATGGAACCAGTTGTTGGCAAGATACGATACCTAAACGTTCTTCAATGGCGAGATTGAAATCATGCTCCGACTGGCACTATCAATATGGTAAGCATTTACGCGATGACGGTACGAGTTGTTGGAGGGATACTATTCCTATTAAATCCGCGCCGACAAAGAAGAAATCATGTACTGAATGGTCACATAAGTATGGAAGAGGTTTACGCGACGATGGTACCAGTTGTTGGCGTGATACTCTCCCGTTAAAATCAGCCATGGCGAATAAGAAACCGTGTTCCGATTGGGAATATAAACATGGTAAGGGTTTACGTGACGACGGTACGAGTTGTTGGCGTGATACAGAGGTTAAAAAGTCTCGTCCCGCTAAGAAGTATTCATGCAACGGTCCGAAATCCGATGAGTATCCAGAAGGTGAATGGAAGGCTGCTTACGGGAAATTGCGCGACGATGGTACGAGTTGTTGGTCCGACACGTACGTTAGGAAATCTTCTATGGCGAAGAAACTGAGCTGTACAGATCCGAGACTCGGTGACGGTACAAACGCTCCGTACGGAGGCCGGCTTCGAGATGATGGTACGAGCTGTTGGCTCGATATTTACCCGAAGAAATCTTCTATGGCGAGGAAACTGAGTTGTAAAGATCCGAAACTCGGTGACGGTATAAACGCTCCGTACGAAGGCCGGCTTCGAGATGATGGTACGAGCTGTTGGTTAGATGCATTTGGTCGTGGCATCGGCGCGCTTCCGGGATGCGCGCCCGGCGAGCAAAAGGATGGTGCTCTTTGTTACCCTAGATGTAAAGATACACACAAGGGTGTTGGTCCTGTATGCTGGGCAAAACAGTGCCCCTCTAATAGACCCGTGAAAAAGGGTTTAATGTGCTACGAAGATTGTGCAATGAAAGAAGGAGGTAACGGTGGCTGGTTTAATGGTTCGCTTCTTGAATGCGCGGCATGTAATCGTGAATGGGTATCTGATGGATTCCTGGGATGCAAAAAGCCCGGGACCCTCAAATGGAAGGGCTACTGGCCGTACCGTGAGACTCGCAAACAACAGGGGTTCGGTAGCTATGGTAGGGGAGTTGGTAAACCTTTACGCGTGTGCTCGGGTAGTAAATCTGAGAAGGATGCAGGTTTATGTTACAAGCCGTGTGATGGCCCGAATGGTGTTAAAAAGACCGCAAGGTTAGGAGATACGTATAAGGGTGTTGGACCTATGTGCCACCCCAAAGCTGGTGCAGGTATTAAGAAGACCGTGTTTCAACGCCAGTACTGTGGGCCAAGTTCTACCCGTCCCGGTCAGAATCGTAAACTCATCGCGGGTGTCTGTTGGGATAAGTGTATGGTCGACGACAAGGACGACGGGGCCCTTTGCGCCCCTGCAGGTGGTGCCGGTATTAAGAAGACGCTCATGACACGTCAATATTGTGGGCCAAGTTCTACCCGTCCCGGTCAGAATCGTAAACTCATCGCGGGGGTTTGTTGGGACGAATGCAGGTCCGGTGACAAGACGATCGGCGCTCTTTGTGAACCTAGTCATGGTATCGGTATCAAGAGGACTTTATTCGATAGGTATTATTGTGGTAGTGGTGATACGGCTGGAAAGGGTGAAGGTCATAAATCTAACGAACGCACTGATCAAAAGGAACTCGCTGGTGTATGCTGGGACAGGTGTTCCAAGTTCGAAAAAGAGAACGGTGTTAAGTATACGGATATCGGCGCCCTTTGCCACCCCGAAGGTGGACCGAGTGTTAAGGTCGACTTATTCTCTCGCGAATTCTGTGGTCCTAGTTCGTTCCAGCCCGCACTGTGCAAGGCGTACGACGCGAAGGATTGGCCGACGCTCACATCGGCGCTCAGGGATAGGGGTCAAACGGAACTTTCACAGAAGGCGTCATCCGGTGTCGTGTCCGACGAAGAGTTTAAGAAGATTGGTGAAGTCTTAGAATGTCCTAAATTAAGGAAGAAGATCGCGGGTGTCTGTTGGGACGAGTGCCCCGGCGAAGACGTATACGGTACCAAGTTTACCAAGATAGGCGCCCTTTGCCACCCCAGGGGTGGACCGGGTATTAAGGTTACCGTAGACAGGCGTGAATATTGTGGTCCTATGGCGAACCAACCCCTACGTTGTGAAGATCTCGAATCCATGGACGTTGGACGCATTACCAAGATGCTCGAAGAACGTGGAGTCACAGATTTGGCTAATCGTATCCGCGCGAAAGCGTCGAATACCACCGAACCCGTTCAACAGTGGATTACCAGGGTTCCCGGTCTAGACTCTAAGGGCAACCCCCTGAAGTCACTTTACCAAGAAGCCGAAGAATCGAGTGCGTGTCCTGTGAACAGGAAGCGTATTTTGGGTGTATGCTGGGACAGATGTCCTAACGGTTATACACCGAGGGGTGCTATTTGCGAACCCGCCGGTGGACCCAAAATCGTTGTCCCTCGATCGAAACGTGTTTACTGTGGTCCCAGTTCGTATCAACCCAGTAGGTGTGCTATTATCGAAGCACGCGATGTTAACAGGGTTGTCTCAGAGATACGCGCACGCGGTAACAACGACCTCGCCGATCGTATAGAAGCTAACGGACTCGAGGATCCTGCACTCTATAAGGAAGCGGAGGGAGCTCTGGAGTGTCCTAAGAAGAGAAAGCTCACCCTCGGTGTATGCTGGGACCAGTGTCCCCGGGAATTTATTCCCGAAAATGTAGGTGAGGTCACAAAACTCCGGGACGCATTCGTACAAGCCAAGAAGAATTACGAGGGGCAGCGTGAAAAAGTTAACGCCGCCTACACCCAGTATGAGGAAGAATACCTAGGTGGTGTTAGAACTTGGGAATCCGCCAAGGCTATATACTTACAAGAGAAGGTGAAGGAGGACAGGTTCATTGCGAGTATGAATCAAGCGGAGGCGAAATGGATTCCGGCTAAGAAGGAATACACGAGAAACCGACGTACAGGGTACAAGGATCTCGTCGGTTTATGTGAACCACTCGGTTACAGGGATTCGGTTACCGGTAACAGGGTTAGGAAGGGACCGAGTATTGTTGCTAGTTTGTTCAGGAGATACGAATGCCAACCGGGTTGGAAAAATGTCGCGGGTGTCTGTTGGGAATCGTGTCCCGATGGTTACCGTGATGACGGTGCCCTCTGCAATAAGAATGCCACTAAGGAAGAGGGTATGTCTACGGATAAGCTAGTCGGCTCGGTCTTTTAAATAAAATATATGTCACTTATAAACCATGTCTGCTTTGGCGAAATTGGGGAAAGCGGGTGCGGCGATTGGCTCGGGTGGTGCAAGTGCCGCTAAACGTCTTTCGGGGAATTTGTCCTCGTTCAAGAAGACCGCCACGACGACGCTAAAAAAGAGTGCAGATAATGCCGCCGCATTGGCTAAAAGGAGCGATTCAGCCGCTGATGCGGGAAAAGCTAGCGCCAAGGGTGCCGATGACGTCGTAGGAGCGAGTGCTCAGACTTCCAAAGCTACGAAACAATTAGATACCGCCGCTGATGTTGGTACGGATGCATCTAAGGGTGCAAAGAAAGTCGATGACGTGGCTGACGCTGCGAAGGCTGGTAAGAAAGGAGTAAACGCGACGACGGTGGCTAAATATACGGCTGCGGGTGGTCTCGCGTATTACATTTCCGAGCAAATAGGTGCCGCAAACGAGAAGGTTGGCGATTGCATCGAAAATTGTCTCCCCGATAACTGGACATCGTATCAATACGAAGAAATCGGTAAAGATGAATTAAACTACAAAAATCTTGAAGAATTAAAGGAGGCCGACCCGGAATACGATGAACCCATTTGCACAGAGAAGATTGACGATGGGAAACAGGGTCCGTGTCCCACGTTTTGCTCCAAGACGTGCAACGATAAGTACGATAAGGGTATTTTAGATGCACTCGGACCGGCGGGTGATGTCATCGAAGACGTAACCGGGGGTGCGGGTGATCTCATGGAACAAACACTGACCGATTTGGGCCTTAACCCATTTGGTCCGGGTGGATTATTTGAAGGAATGAAAGAGACCATAACTAAGATCATTTGTGTTATATTATGTATTTGTTGCTTGTCTATCATATTAAAATTAACTGGAGTATTTTGAACGAGCTTAAAGCCTATTTTTTCTTTATATTAAAGAATGATACTCAGTATAGATGTCGGAATCCGAAATTTAGCCATGTGTCAATTCGACGATACGTCAAACCTTGTAGTACAGTGGGACGTATCGGGAATACCGCCGGAACATAAAGACGGTATTTATGTTTCTTTAAGAAAGCATTTAGATGAGAGGCCGTGGGTTCTCACGTGTGATACCATTCTGATTGAAAAACAACCGGACCGTAATAAAAAGATGAAAATGGTTGAACACTTTTTACACGCCTATTTTGTCATAAAAGCTCCACAAGCGGATACTATCGTGTACGATGCTCGATTTAAAATACCAGATGTATGTGGAGCTGGTAAAGCACAGTATCTGAAACGTAAAAAGGTATCGATCGAACGATGTAGAAAGTTTCTAGAAACGGGTCCAGTAAATACACATTGGTTACCGATATTCGACAAGTCAAAGAAAAAGGATGACTTGGCGGATACGGTCATGCAAGCTATAAGTTATACGAAAAGGGTAGAACCCTTACCTAAAACGAAGAAAGCTGCGAATAAGAAACTCGTACCCCGTAAACCAAACGAAAATCAAAAACGAACGAAGTATTCGAAATCTAACCTCGCTTGGATTTATAAGAATAAACCCGAGTGTGAACATCTAGAGAATAATAAAAGATTCATGAAAGATCTCAAAAGGTATTACAGATGCATAGATGATCTCGTAGGGGAATTAGTTTGAATGAATTCATTTCTGTAAATATAAGCAATGTGCTTAATGTCAACACGTTTATTATACTTTTTAAAAAAAAGTTCTTCTACCCGAAGTTTAAGTTTCGTGAAAATTTCAAAATATTTTAGTAAAATGTCATATTTGAAAAGACTTCGTTGGTGGTATGTGCGGACATATTCTGTCCATTCCGGCAACGTTTCCGTTTGGTGTCCATTCATATCCCCCCGCACGATAATCGAAGTCTGCGCACATACGGGAATACATGGTATATTTTTACCTAAAAGTCCGTGATGTACATGGTCAATTGTATTGTCCATGTTTATCTTATCTAGAAGTTCATTAGCAAATTTTAAGGTGACATATTGCCCTTCTGTACCACCGTTATTACCGATCATTAGAGGTGCATTTTCGATACTGATTGTTGAGGCTACTTGTAGACATCCCATTTTTATATAATCAACGTTTTCGAAATATTTCATCTTTATCTCCATAAATTTAGATTCCCAATCTTCAATTAGAACAACGTCATCTTCGAATATGAAAGCCTCTTTGATATTATTATCGACCATATCCTTCAAAGCTTCAAAATGTTTGATATTGCATGAAATGTATGACATACAAAGTTTACTGTTTGTTATATATTTCAACCATGAACAAAATGTATCCTCCCTATCATATTGAGTTATAAAGTGCGCACCAGGTAACATGGATTCTAAATCTTCTCTACCATCGCCCTTAGAATAATGAATAATATACGTTTTCATATAGTGTAAAATATTGTAATATCTTTAAGATTCATTATTCTCTTAAAGAAGTAAATCCATAATGAAATATAATGGAAATCAAAGTACTCGATCACGGCTTCGTCCGATTGGTCGACCATATGCCCAGAGAAAATCTCGATAATTCGATCGTACAAGCCGCACGGGTATCGTATGGAGATGGAACGAAAACTTCTCGGGGTGATACAGGACTTTTACGATATTTATTGCGCCACTGGCACACGACCCCGTTTGAGATGGTCGAATTCAAGTTTCATATTAAGATGCCCATTTATATTGCTCGACAACATCTTCGTCATAGAACAGCGAGTGTGAATGAAATGTCCGCCAGGTACTCAATTGTTCCAAAAGAGTATTACGAACCTTCGGAACTTAGGGGTCAGTCACAGATAAACCACCAGGGGTCAGAAGGTGTAGTCGACATTGATCAAAATGGTATGCATTCGCATCTCGAGAATTCGTTCGATATTTATGAGAAACTTCTGGAAGATGGATGCTGCCGGGAGCAGGCCAGGGGGAATCTTCCTCAATCGACTTACACAGAGTTCTATTGGAAAATTAACCTTCATAATCTCATGCATTATCTCCACCTTCGAATGGATTCCCATGCCCAGAAAGAGATCCAGGATTACGCACGAGCTATCTACGATCTCATAGAGCCTCTCGTACCTATCACCATGAGGGCGTTTAAGGATTTCAGGGTAGACGCTATTCAGCTCACGGGTCCGGAAATTAGGGCTCTCAGACACGGGGAGATCATCAAATCTCCCGGAGAGCGCAGGGAATTTGAAGCGAAGTTAGAACGTTTAAATTTAAATATCGATACAAAGTAAAATGCTCGCCATCACAAATACAATGACCGTATTCGCCGCTGACAAGAAAAATAAGGGATTCAAGAGGCTTAGTAAGAAGATTCAAAAGGAACGTGGTACTGACGTGGACAAGATCAAAGAGAAGGTCTCTGATATTTTCCGGGATGAACAGAATCGTATGAAGGGATACCTCGAGGAACATAACAAGCTCATTAAAAAGTCGGATAAGCCCAAAAAGAATGGTAAAAAATCTATTGATTTTTACGAAAAGTAAACCATAAGGTACACAAAACAAAAAACATCGCTAAAGGTGGACTGTCTCCAAATTTCTCAGCCAATAGAGCGCACACCACGCTGTATTGGACGAACTTAATTTCCTGTCTCGTTTTGATCATAGTACGTTTCATAGACCCCCTCGATTTTTGAAGCCCCGATACAGCTGTGTTTATTTTACCTATCGTCCCAGGAATCTCTGTCGTTTTCATGAATATATCACCAACATCCACGGATTCTATTATTTGCTGTTGAATCAGGGGTTCCAAATACGTGAAATAGTTGAAATCTGGATCCAGTTTGATGCATATACCTTCTATAGTTGAGAAGGCTTTTGCGAGGTACACGAAACTACTCGGTACCACGAACGGTTTTTCAATCGCAAGTTGTGCAGCAAGATCGTCGTTCACGATTCCAGAACCGTCGAGGGTCTCTAAGTATCCCAGAATGTTTTCGAAAAATAATTCAATATCCGAAACATCCGAAGAAGTCGGAACAATCACACCTAGTTTTACTAATGTATCAACTATACCCGCTGTATCACGTGTGATTATAAAACCAAAGAGTTTCGTGAATCCATCCCTTAATTCTTCAGACAATGGTACGAGTAATCCAAAATCATAAAATACAATCTGCCCCTTTGGTGAAAACCCCAGGTTACCCGGATGCGGATCAGCATGAAATAGACCGTTATCCATAGTTTGAATCACGTATGCATTTATGAGGGCTTCACAAATCTTCTTCTTATTCACCTTCTTATCTGTAATCTCGGTCAGCTTCACTGATGGTACATATTCCATGACGATCATTTCATCGTTTGAATACTTTTTATACATTCTCGGAACTTTCACCCAGTCGACATCTTTCATACTTTTCCGAAATTTTATAGCATTGTTAATCTCCTGTTTGTAATTCGCCTCTCCCAAGAGATATTCTATTGACTCATCTAGAACTAAACCTGAACTATTTCCCGTGTCGATACCAATGCGCTCTAAAAACTGCACTATACCACGTATAGTATCTGTATCCTCTTTCATGAGATCCAAGATTCCTGGACGTTTTATTTTTACAACAACTTTTTGGCCGTTTTGTAACACGGCCATATGAACCTGACCTATACTCGCAGATTTGAACGGTACAGGGTCAAATTCTTTAAAAATATCGTGTTTTACATCTATATCAATTTTACATGGGGGGACGTCATCTTGTAATGTCTCGAGCTGCTGAATGAATTCGGGTGAGTACAGGTCGGCGCGTGTGGACGCAATTTGTCCTAATTTTACAAATGTTGGCCCGAGTTCTATGAGACGATCCCTCGTCCATCGACCTAACTCGGCTTGATCTTTTGTTACATTTTTTCGAATAAGAAACTCCGATGCAAACCTCCACGTTTTATATTTACGTGTGCCATGGTTTACTCTTTGTGGCAGTATATTCAACGAACATAGAGCCATCTTATTACATGTGGATAAATTTATCTCTCTAACCCGTGTCGATATTCTGATTTTTTTCTCGGGGTAATTTACATGGAGTCTGATAAGAAAGAAGACTGTTACGATGTTAACCCAGTCGTTAATTGGAAGTGTATATGGTTTACGTTTGCTTTAGCTGGTGGATATTGGTTCTTACCGAAGAAAAATAAATGGATTCTGTTAGCGCTTTTGTATTTTCCGTATATCATGTTAGCGTTTTATGATCACCATTACGACTGTAAGCGAAATATGGGACCTACATACCTCGCCATGTTCTACCATTGGGCGAAACCACAAGAATCTAAACAAATTAAGGATTATAAAAATTGGTGCCCGGAAATAAAATCAAAAGTCTTAACACTGGATTTAATTATTTTAATTATAGCTATCGGAGTGTTTCCATATTTCCTTCGATGGAATCCAAAATAGTTTATTTCGATGTAAGTAAAATAAAGAAAACTTCACAGTAATATGTATGCCACTTCCAGATATATCACTTAAAAGAATTAATTGTACATGTCATGTTCATACACCAATGTTTGAGTACAATAACAAAAAATATATACGGTTGACCATACCAGATGGTACCACATGTAGTGTACGCTCAGCGCAGTCGCGCGTTTTTCCAAAAAATCCTAACGTCGATAACCCTTTAGATGGCAACGTTCTCACGGTGAAAGTTCCTTTTAGGTATCGCCGCGTCATGTGTTCGTACGAGGGTGCCCCCATCCAATCACTTAAAAAATCTGATAAGGTAGAAATGACTACCGATTTTACGGGAGTCTGGAACGTAGGTAATCATAGTGGATACACATGGAAGTTGAGTAATATAAAGCTTCTAGACTCGATTATCGTATGAAACTCACACGATCTGGGTGTGTAGTTCCGGATACATCGGAAATAAAAAAAGAACTCACGGTTCGCCCGATCGTTAATGCAGATTTTGGTGTAGCACCTCCCTCGTTTAAGGTGTTCAGAAAGGCAAAATCTGGATTATGCGTGCCGAGATATTACGCAGAAGAAAAGTTTGGAAATGTGGTCGAAGATATCCGACCTAAGCCAGAAAAGATTAAAATATCTTTCAAAGGAAAATTAAGAGATGAAACACATCAAAACGAGGCACTTTCTAAAGCTATTGAAGCTGGTCATGGAATCTTATCGTTACCATGCGGTTTCGGTAAGACGACCGTATCCCTGGCCATAGCATGTAAGCTCGGGTATCGAACGATGATCGTCGTTCACAAAGAATTCCTGGCGAACCAATGGAAAGAGCGTATTCAACAGTTTTGCCCAGGTGCATCTATAGGTATTGTTCGACAGAATAAGAAAGAAGTGAACTGTGATTTTGTGATCGCCATGCTTCAATCACTCTCGTTGAAAGAATATTCGTTTGAAGACTTTGATAGTATAGGAACACTCATAGTCGATGAAGCGCATCATATATGCGCAAAGGTATTCAGTCAGAGTCTTTTCAAACTGTGTCCCAAACACACATTCGGATTGTCTGCTACACCGAACAGAAAGGATGGACTCACTAAAGTTTTACACTGGTTTATGGGTCCAACATTCTTTTCAGTAGAACGCAAAAACCAGGATCAGGTGGACGTTTTTCCACTCGTATACACGTGTCCAAGATTTGAAGACCCCCCTCCGTGCACGCGTTTCGGTAAACTTTCACTTCCCACCATGATCACGGAACTCACAGAAATGCCCGATCGAAACAGGTTGATCTTACAGACGATCAAAGATGTTACAAAAACGACACGACAAATTCTAGTTCTTAGTGATAGACGGTTTCATTGCGAATTTCTACACCAAAAGTTTAAGACGACATCGGGTTTATACATGGGTGGAATGAAAGAAGCGGATTTAGCTGAATCCAGTAAAAAACAAATTATATTCGCGACGTTCAGTCAGGCGCATGAAGGACTCGATATACCGAGCCTCGATACAGTTATTCTCGCCACACCCAAATCGGACATTGTTCAGAGTATAGGTCGTATCATGCGAGAAACGAAGGGTAAAAAGAATAATCCCAGAATCTACGACGTGGTGGATCATTGGTCGGTATTTTTTGCCATGTACAACAAACGTTTACGTGTATATCGACAGGGTGGATTTAATATACCAGATCAACCGAAGGAAGATGCAGGTGACTTTCTCCCCGGAAAATGTCTCGTACAACTATAAGAATGGGACGTTGTTCAGTCGGACGATCCACACAAAAATATACCGGTGGAGGGAGTGGTGGAGCTGATTTAAGTTCTATTCTCACGGTGCACGGTGATATGATATATGCGAATGTAAGTGCTGAAGCCGCCAACGTATCTATAGGACAAACAACAGGGCATGTTTTGACTATCATAGCACCCGGTGAAATGGGGTGGCAGGGTGTATCGGGAGCTTCGGGGCAGGTTGGTACATTACAATCGGTTACAACCAATGCTTCGACCACTGATATAGAAACCGGATTTCTAAACACCGTAACATCTTTAACAGCGAGTGGGAATGTATTAGTTACAGGTAATGTGACAGCATCTAAATTTATAGGAAGTGGTTTAGAATTAACTGGTGTCGCACTCGCCACGGATTTAAATAGCAATTCTTCTAGAATCTCAGATATAGAAACATGTGTGACCGGAGATATTTTATACGCAAGTGCCACAAATACATTAAGTAAACTCGCTATAGGCGGAGTTGGCCAGGTTTTAAAAAGTGATGGAACTGTACCAGTGTGGGGTACGGATATAGGCGGTTCTTCCGGTACCGCAGTATGGACAGCCACTGGTGTAAATGGAAGAATTCATTATTCTCCCGTGTCGGGGGGTAATGTGGGAATAGGGGTCTCGAATCCACAGCATTTATTGGATTTACCTTCGACGGGTACAGTAAATGCTGGATTTTTTATAGGTGATGGATCCGGACTCACCAACATTCCCGGATCCGCGATAGTCGGTGGCGTGGGTTCGGCATTATGGAACGATGATGCAGGTAAAATATATTACACTGATGGTCCAGTAGGAATAGGAAATACACAGCCTTTAACAACACAGACTTTACAGATTGGATCCAACGTTTCTATAAATGATTCAGATGACGATAAATTGGTCGTGTCGGGGAATGTATACATAGCTCGCGCCTTGCGAGCTATTGATTTGATCGAATCGTATGAAGTAAAAGCGAACTTTTTTACGGTGAAAAATATTGATATTAGGGCTGAAAGACCTCGTAGAGGTGTATCTTTATAATAGTAATAGTCTTAAAGGTAAAATTGTAAATTTTATTATCTTAGATCATATTAGTTACCCATGTCGGGATTTACTACTCGTAGCCCGGATCAACTTCCGGTATCGTACGCAAATCAGGCTGCGGGGACCACCCCTATATTCGGCGTGGATTCATGGAATCCAGACGAATATACATGGGGTGATCAACATTATAGGGGTATTTATGGTCGAGATAATTATTCACAATTCGGTATGTCTGTTGATATGGATTTCGAGGGGCATCGTCTCGTAGGCGGTGGACCCGGATACGATAACGATCGAGGATACGTGCAAATGTATGATTGGAATACTCAGACAGAGCAATGGAATTCTATAAACATAATAGACGGACCCGAACCCGGAGGGTGTTTTGGTGAAGCGGTTTCTATGGATTATGATGGTAAACGAATTATTGTGGGCGCACCCTGGGTTTCGGGGGGTGGCCGCGTTTACGTATTAGATTATGGTAACAACGGCCAATTTTCCATTACACAAACTATTTCACCTGGTCATGCATCATTTGGTTTCAGTGTTTCAATCGCGGGTGATAAAGCCGATCGCTTTGTAGTCGGTGCACCCGATATTAACACTATTTATGTGTATCAACGTGGTTCAAATGGTGTGTTTACGTTAGATTATTCTAATGTTGGTACGGATATAATCAGCGACGTCCCACGGACGCGCGGTGGTGGAACTCGTCTTCGTCTCTACCCAGAATATAATGGATATGGGTATTCTGTATCTATATCCGGATTCGGTGAACATGTAGCAGTCGGTGCACCCGGTACCGAATTACTCGAAATATCTCCTTCCGGAGATCACGGAGATTCTGCCGATCCGCCAGTCGGACGTCCCGCCGGTCCAGTAACTCATCGTAGGGGATATCACGTACTTTCTTCGACTGGCCCACATTACACGGGGCCGGCGCACAACGAGGCTCTCGGACAGCGACATGGGTATCTGGCCTATAGTGGGATTGGAGATTTCACCAACGGTGGCCCCGTAGATCATCCTTATTCGAGTGATAAAGTTACGAACCCGAATAGTATTTCCGCGGTTGGGGCGACTCGAACTATGTACGGCGGCGATGTCATCATTGGTGGGTTCGGGATATCTACTCCGACAAACGGGCGATATTCTTTCAGGTACACAGATGCACGTGGGTATTATCTCTTGCGTAGAAGTTTCGTCTATCCAAATTTCCAAATAGGTAATATTCGCATTTTAAGATGTCCAAAAGAAGGATCTTGGTCTACTGGAGTAACACAAGTTGGAAACGTGATAAAGGGTCAAAATCCGGATACCTATAATTATTTAGACATGTGGTATTCTTTATATACCTCCTTCCCGGGTTTTGGTAAATCTATAAAGATATCCGTAGATGGGGACCGTGTCGTCGCGGGAGCACCCGGGTATAGGATGATTGGTTATGACGCACAGTTATTACACGGTCAAACGAGATATTTTAAATATGATCCTATCACGGATAGTTATACAGAGCCTACACAGGCGGGGTATGAAGTTGGTCGAGAAGATACGGGTGGACCTTGGTCTCTGTTGCAAAGAAATGGACAGTCATTGGGATACAATGTAGCTATGAGTGAAGATGGAACACGCGTTTTCATAACTGGTCGCGAAACTGATCGGATATGCGTTCCATACGATTTTTCGGGTTCGACTTTTTACCCGGTGAGCCCAGTTATTCGTTCGGGCGGACAAGGCTCGGGACCAGCGCTTGAAGTTTTTGGATCCGGTAATCCATGGCCGGGTCATATATACGGGGGTGCGGGTATGAATGGGTATGCAAATGCGGCTAAAAGTGGTAGTAGCTACGCCGTATCTTTTCCAACGTACCCGAACGCCTGGACCACTGATTCGAATGGAGTGGGACAGGCACAGGGATTTATCAAAATATATAGATTTACGTTAACGAGTATTTTTAGAGGAAATAGTCTTTTCGAAGGGTACGTGAAATGTGATACGTTAACCGTGGGTTCGTCAGGTGGTTCCGTCGATCATGCACGTATTAAATTCGGTGGACGATACGGAGAACTCGGAACGGAAGCATCTACCACGATTGAATCTAGGTGGTTAGGTACACACGATGGACAGTTTGATCCCGACTCATTCTCAGCTTATAAACACGATAACGAACTCCTATTGTCTAAATTTTATAGTGATAGGACTTTACCTAATGATACCGTAAAAGATTATTACGATTGGAATAAAAGAGATTTTGCGGGTGACCGTATACGTCTTAAAGCTCCCAAAGTAGAAATTCAAATACATCATCCTCAAGCCGATCAAGGGAGTATGAAATACAAAGAGTCTCCGTGCTTGAGTATAACGGATATGAATAACCCATTCGGCGGTGAACGAGGTGCGAGTTATAGTAACGGTGGTATACGAATCGAACCTCGACAGCTCATGAGTTTTCGCACGGGTACGTCGAATTCTAGGATGCAAGCCGGGATTCGTTTAATCGCATCATCCGGTGATACGTATAATGGATCGAGTGCAAGTTTGAATTCTTCTATTCAACCCGACGGAGATATGTATACATTTTCACCAGGTAATGATGGTTGGTTACGTTTATTATGTCCACCCCAGGAGGTAGCGGCTACCGCTGGTCAGCTCCAGTCTGACAGTACACTTTACGAGATAGAATACGATCCTAGAGGAGGAACTTTCCCGACGATGGAATCTTATTACGCTCCATTGGCTGTGGGTGATATTTATATAGCCGGCACGATACAGGGACCTGGTGCTGTCGCGGGTGGATTTCAAGGTCCCGCGGGTCCTACGGGTGCTGCGGGTGTTCCGGGGGCTCAGGGTTCTCCGGGTCTCCCGGGTCCTGCGGGTTCCGCGAATGGACCTCCAGGTCCTGCGGGCGCCCCGGGTACTAATGGTATCCCGGGTCCTCCGGGTCCCGCGAATGGACCTCCAGGTGCTCCGGGTACTGCTGGTGTTCCAGGTACTAATGGTATCCCGGGTCCTCCGGGTCCATATGGTGGGCCTCCAGGTCCTCAGGGTACTCCTGGTGTTCAGGGTCCTCCGGGTCCAGCTGGTGGGCCTCCAGGTCCTCAGGGTCCTGTGGGTCCTGCGGGTACTAATGGTATTAATGGTACTCCGGGTAACCCGACGGCAACCGTTACAGTTGGGTCAACATCCACATCCCCGGCAGGTGGACCAGCAGCCGTGTCTATCTCAGGCGCAAGTACATCGACGAACGCGATATTCGATTTTGTTATACCGAGGGGTCCTGTGGGTCCTCAGGGTGACCCGACGGCAACCATTGCAGTTGGGACAACATCCACATCCCCGGCAGGTGGACCAGCAGCCGTGTCTATCTCAGGCGCAAGTACATCGACGAACGCGATACTCGATTTTGTTATACCGAGGGGTC